CGGGCATTCGGGTCATACCGTGCGCGTATCAACGTCGCTTCATCCAGTGGGCTCCACGTGGCGTGGGAAGCGGTGCCCCGACCGCGATCTACGAACCGCATGAAGCGCGGCCAAAGGTTGAGCGGTCAAAAGATGACAACAAAGATTATGTGATGGACGGCTCCGGTGAATACATCGAAGAAACGCACCAGCACTTTGTTATCTTGCTCGCGGAAGACGGCTCAATGGAGACAGCCTTGATTGCAATGAAATCTACGCAGCTTAAAAAGTCGCGTAAATGGAACAGCATCATGGCGTCACGTTCAATGATGGGATCGAAAGGACCCTTCACACCACCGCGTTTCGCTTATGTCTACGATCTTAAAACAATTGGGGAAGAAAACTCTAAGGGTTCGTGGCATGGATGGGAAATGTCTGTCGAGGGTCCTGTGTCAGAGGCACACATGTACACTCGCGCAAAAGATTTCGCAGCAAGTATCACCGCGGGTGACGTTGTTGTGAAACACTCGGATGGAGAAGATGAAGAAGCTACACAAACCGGTAAAGATATACCGTTTTAAGTAGTGTTCGCGGCGGGGTACTTATGCCCCGCCGTTTTTCTTTCGAGTGGGGGCAATAATGTCAGCAGAAAAGTTTATGGCCATCTTCGATGGTTTGAAGGAAGCATACGGCTACTTCAAAATAGAAAATACAGGGGCAAACGGTAAAGCCAAAGGCAAAGCGGGCATTCTAAGAGAACCACGCAACGAAAAACTTTGGGACAACCACCTCTCAGGGGCCGGAGCCGGTTTAGGTATCATCCCCATCAATGAAGACAATTGTTGCAAATGGGGCTGTATTGATATCGATCAGTACCCTTTGGATCATAAAATACTTGTCGATAAAATCCGCAGGTTAAAAATACCGATGGTGGTTTGCCGATCTAAGTCGGGCGGAGCGCACTGCTTCCTGTTCTCCAGCGATTGGACAGAAGCCAAGGACATGCAGAAGGCCCTGCAATCAATAGCCGCGGCCCTCGGATATGGCGAGAGCGAGATATTTCCGAAGCAAATAAAGCTGCACCTTGATCGTGGAGACGTAGGCAACTTCTTAAACCTGCCATATTACGACCATGAAAACGGATTGCGCTACGCTTTCTTAGACGATGGCACGTCTGCCACCTTAGATGAATTTATAGAATTATACGAAAAACATGTACAAACTCCAGAGCAAATCGTTAAGCTTCAGGTAGTAGGGGGCGGTGAAACCGACCTACTAAAGGACGGCCCGCCCTGCCTACAGATACTGTGCAAAGCAGGTATTAGCGAAGGAGGACGTAATAATGGTCTGTTCAACATTGGCGTGTACTTACGAAAGGCATATCCAGATAGCTGGGAGTCAGAGATACTCCGCTTCAATATGGAGTACATATCTCCGCCACTGCCACTCTCAGAGGTAAACGTTGTTGCCAAACAAGTAGAGCGAAAGGATTACGCATATAAATGCTCTGATGCGCCGATCAATTCGCACTGTAACAAAGACCTATGTCGGACCCGTAAGTTCGGCATAGGGGCTGCCGTAGCCGGGGCCACAATTGCAAACCTTCGCAAATATAACTCTACCCCGCCCGTCTGGTTTATGGACGTTAACGGCGAGCCTCTGGAAATGGACACAGATGCTCTTATGAACCAGCCCACCTTTCAAAAAGCCTGCATGGAACAACTTAACTTTATGCCGCGATCAGTTGCCAAGCAGCAATGGGAAAGCCGGATAAGCACACTGTTAAGTGAGATGAAAGATAACGAGAGCGCAATCATCGAAGTCGCGCAAGATGCCAGCATTAGCGGACAGTTCTACGATTATTTGGAAGAGTTTTGCGCCCATCTACAGGTTGCACAGGACAAAGAAGAAATATTACTTCGTAAGCCTTGGACAGATGATGAGATGAACATAACATATTTCCGTCTAAAAGACTTTGAGAACTTCTTGAAGAAGAATAAGTTCTTTGAATATAAATCCCACCGGATAGCTCAACGCCTGCGGGACATAAACGGTAGCAGTCTCGTCATGAAAATTAAGGGCCGTGCCGTGCGCGTATGGCAGATACCTTCGTTCGACAATGTAGATATTGATATTGATCCTCCTGAATTTGGATCACAGCACGAGGCTCCGTTCTAATGCCCAACGTACTTAAAGCTGCCCGAAATGCTGAGATAGTTCGCCTGATAGATGAACAACACGTGACCATGACTGCCGTCGCAAAGTGGTTCGGTATTTCAAAGCAACGTGTTCAACAAATATACAAGAAGGCTAAAGCCGAGAATGTTTAGGATATTTGGACCGCCCGGGACAGGTAAGACCACAACCCTTCTCAACATGGTTGACGAGGCTTTAGAAAGTGGCATGTCTCCCCACCGTATTGCTTTTCTGGCGTTTACCCGGAAAGCGGCAAACGAGGCCAAAGAACGGGCGGCAGAACGCTTCGGTCTGGACCCTAAGAAAGACTTGGTTCACTTCCGCACCCTGCACTCTCTAGCTTTGACCATGACGGACATACGCCCAGAACAAGTGATGCAAGAAATTAATTACAAAGAGCTTAGTAAAAAGATTGGCATATCGCTGGGCGGCTCTAAGAACACAAACTTTGACGATGACGTTCCGTCGATGGTTTCCAGTAACGATCCTATTCTGGGGCTGATTAACCTTGCAAGGTTACGCAAGGTAAAGCTGCGGGATCAGTATAACATTAGCAATCTCGAAGACGATTGGAATACTGTCAACTACGTCGATAAATGCTTGAAAGAATACAAAGAGAAAATCGGGGTCTACGACTTTACAGACATGCTGGAACAGTTCGTGTCCGGTAAAAACACGTATTGTCCGCAATTTGATCTGTGCTTCTTAGATGAAGCGCAGGACCTGTCTCCCCTCCAATGGGACATTGCCCACATATTGGATGAGAACTCTAAACGCATGTACTGCGCGGGGGACGATGACCAAGCTATTTACCGTTGGGCGGGCGCGGACGTGGATCACTTTATAAACCTACCCGGCGGGTCCGAAACCCTTTCGCAATCATATCGCGTTCCAAAAACTGTGCATAGCTTGGCTGAGAATGTCGTGCGCCGCATCACGCGGAGGTTTCCGAAACGATATGAACCAAAACCCGACCGAGGCAATGTGGCGCGGATCAGTCATATAAGTTCGCTCGACATGGCGCAAGGCTCTTGGCTAATTTTGTCCCAAGCCGGTTACCAGCTACAACCCGTAGCAAGTGATTTAAAATCAAACGGTTACCTGTTTAACTACCGCGGCCACCGGTCCATAAGCGAAAAAATATCTGACGCGGTTAACGGATGGGAGCAAATGCGGAAGGGAAAAGAAGTCTCGGGAGAGGTGGCCCGCAAGATTTATAGTTACATGTCCACCGGAAATCGTGTGACGCGGGGATACAAAAAGCTCCGGGACTTAGATGACCAAGACATGGTGACCATCGAAGAGCTAATTAGTAAACATGGTCTGCTTGCCAACGACAGTATGATCTGGTCCGAGGCTATGGATAAAATGCCTGAGACTGACCGGGCATATGTCACGGCCCTGTTACGTCGGGGCGAGAAGTTTAACGGCATACCCCGTATTACAGCGTCCACGATCCACGGGTCAAAGGGCGGCGAGGCGGACAACGTTGTGTTGTTCACCGACCTAAGTGCAGCGGCCGATAATGCAATGCGAATTAACCCTGATGATATGCACCGAGTTTTCTACGTCGGCGTTACGCGGACCCGGCAGAATTTGTATATTGTCGAACCCGAGGACGCGACAAGGAGTTATGACCTATGACCGAAGCTCTCTCAGAACAACAGCGGTTTGATTTTATAGAAGCAGAGATCGACCGCGCTTATGTCCACGCAGACGATGAGTGGAAGCAGGAATATTACCAGAATGCTGCCAAATATCTATCGGAACACCAGTTCGTAGAAGGTGGCAAAATCTGTGCTTTTTGTAGAGCGCAGGGTATGTCGGACCCGCATCACCATAATGTTTGGGGCGCAATGATGGCGTCACTTCGGAAGTTGGGATGGGTTGAAAAGGTTGGGATGGTGCGTCCTACTACAAGGCACACGCACATTAACGAAGTGTGCCAATGGGAAAGTAAATTGTTTAAAGGAGAGAAGTCTTGAAAAAGATGACATGGGATGACTGGAAAGCGCATGAAGAAGCCAAGCGCAAGGAATACGAAAAAATGGGAGTGACCGATCTTAACGCAGTGCGGGCTGAAAAAATGTGGAACGATCCCACCGTGAAGGATGAGGACCTGCCTGCCGCAAGGTTTGAATATGATCCCCAATTAAAAGAAATGGTTTTTGTTGGTTACAGTAATGAGGTGAAACATTGAAACGCGATGAAGTGTTGGACAAAGCAAAGTCCTTAATCAACGGGGACCGGGCCAAGGATTACGGCGATGCGTATGAAAACCACCAACGTATCGCGGATGGATGGAACGTAATCATGCGAGGAGCTTATGCAAGCCACGGCTACCTAACACCAGCCCACGTTACTTTAATGATGGACTGGGTAAAAACAAGCAGGCTCATAGAAACAATCGACCATGAAGACTCATGGATTGATAAAGCGGGATACACCGCGCTGGGCGCAGAATTTATTGAGGAAGAAAATAATGGCAAACCTACAGATGGCGATGTTCGCTCCTAAAAGTGAATGGGTTCCACCCCTTGAGCTTCCAGATATTACGAGCGCATCAAAGATTGCGATTGATGTCGAAACCCGTGACCCTAACCTAAAGAAAAACGGGCCCGGTTGGCCCACCGGGGACGGGGAAGTCGTAGGGTATGCCGTAGCAGTGGACGGGTGGTCCGGCTACATTCCGATACGGCACTTCGGCGGCGGGAATCTGGACGAAAAACAAGTCAACAAATGGCTGCGCAAAGTCTTTGAATGTCCTGCCGATAAGATCATGCACAACGCACAGTATGACTTGGGCTGGATT